TTGGGGTTTTTCGTTGGTTCAATTCGGGTCGGTTAAGAATGATGCTTATGAGAGCGTTGAATTAATACCGCGCATTTATGTTGTTCCTGAATATTCATTGGTAAGAAACAACACCGCCACCGTAACGGATGGTAAAATCTTCACAGAAAAACCTTATTCAAATTGGTGTATAGGTGTTGGAGGTAAAAAGGATTTAGGGTTGTTGATGCAGTTGGCTTCATACGTTATTTGGAAGAAAAACGCAATGTCGGCATGGGCTGAATTTACTGAAATCTTTGGCGTTCCGATGCGAACCGTTAAGACCGATGTAAGGGATGAATTGACCCGAAAGAACGCGGAAAATATGCTTAAAAACATGGGCGTTGCAACGTGGGCGGTATTGGATTTGAATGATGAATTTACCCTACATGAAACAGGCAGAAGCGATGCTTATCAGGTGTTCGATAAGTTGGTTGAACGATGTAATTCTGAAATCGCTAAAATCATTTTAGGGCAAACAGGCACAACGGATGAAAAAGCCTACGCAGGAAGCGCAAAAGTACATGAAAGCGTTGCCGATATCATCAGTCAACAAGATATGAGAATGATGGAATTTGTTGTAAAAAATCAACTTTTCCCAATGATGCAAAGCGTTGGTTTTGATATGGCGGACTGCTCGTTTGAATACGATAGAAGCGAAACCCTAAGCATCCAAGACCAAGCCAATATTGATGCTTCGTTTATGCCTTACGTTCAATTCAATAAAGAATACCTTGAAAGCCGTTACGGCATTATATTAGACGATGTAAAAGCAATCGAGAGCGAGCAGGTAAAGTCAATCAATAAAAAACTGCAAAATATCTATTCTTAGTGTGCAAAATTTGCGAACTATACAATGCAGTAAAGAACGAGCCGACACCGTTCACAGAGGATGATTTCAACCGCCTGTCGAACGAGGTTTGGACTGGCATGGTTACCAAATACAACCTTCCTGTTTCTTCTTATTTAAAAACATCAGGCCATTTAATTAAAGGTGTTGATGAAGGGTTTGGCAAAAGTATAGTTGAGGCAGCGTTCGATTCGCCTGATTGGTTAATGTTGGCCGATTTGCACGAAAACATTTACACTTTTTCAGCGGCAAAAACATATCAGGAGGTTAGGGCAATGAGTAATTTGTTAATGCAACCCGAACTAAAAACTAACTTTTACGCATTTAAAAAAGAGGCCGAAAAAGTGTTCCACGATTACAACGCGGCATACCTTGAAGCCGAATACAACACCGCAAAGGCATCGAGCCGAATGGCAGCCGAATGGATGCGAATTGAGGATTCTAAAGATGTTTTACCATTGCTGCAATATAAAACCGTTGGGGATGGAAGAGTAAGGCCAACACACCGCCAATTAGATAATATAATACGCAGAGCGGACGATAATTTTTGGAATGAGTATTTTGTTCCCAACGGCTGGAATTGTCGTTGTACGGTAATCCAATTAATGGATGGTAAAGAAACCGACATTGCAGCAATTCCAAACATTGACCATGATGTACCGCCACTTTTTAAAATGAATAGCGGAAAGGATAGGATAATTTTCAAGGACACAGGTAAAAACAAACACCCTTATTTCGATGTAGCAAAAGGCGACAAACCCTATGCAATGCGAAACTTTGATTTGCCGATACCACAACCGCCAAGACTTACACCATGAAAATCCCAATGGTAACAATTTTTGAGTACATCGAACTGCGTTACTCTGTTTTGTTTGATGCCACAATTTTATTAATCCTAAATTGAAAAATAAATTCAATATGAAAGGGCTTGACAAAAGAGTTAGGTCTGTTTTGGAAACCTCGTTAATCGTAATTGGTAACGAGGCAAAAAATCATTTTGTTAATTCGTTTCGGTTGCAGGGCTTTGAGGATAAAACGGTTGAAAAGTGGAAGCCGAGAAAGAAAAAAGAGGCGAAAGGTAGAGGAAGCAAAAAGTCGGCAGCAGAAGCGGGAACGGTAAGAAGCGTAAAAGCGGGTCGTGCAATACTTGTTAAGTCGGGCGATTTAAGGCGGTCGATTAGAAGGGAAAGCATTAATAAGGCATCATTAAAAGTTGTAATCGGTACGGATGTTCCCTATGCTAAAATACATAATGAAGGGTTTAGGGGAACTGAATACGTTAAGCCACATCGTAGATTTGTTGACCAAGGAGATAAGATGGGAACGGGTGTGTTTAGCGTAAAGACAAGGAAGGAAAAGATGGCAACGGTAAAAATTAAGCAAGATGTTAAGGGGTATTCACGCAAAATGAATATGCCCAAGCGTCAATTTATAGGCGGGTCATACGTCCTAAATACGAAAGTGAAAAAAACTATTACAAAAAGTTTAGACAGGTTGTTTAAAAAGTAATTTTGCACAATGCAATTAGCACTCTATAACGCTTTAAAGGCACAAATTGAAACCTTATCTTCACTCAAAAAAGTGGGGCTTTGGAATAATCAATTTGAGCGGGAGGATGTGAACGTGCCTTTTCTTTATCCGTGTTGTTGGATAGAGTTTGCGGATATTCAATACACCAACTATTTGAAAGGTGAGCAGCAAGTAAGCATGACCGTTAATCTTCATTTAGGGTTTGAAAGCTACAAAACAGAGGACACTGCAATATTAACTTTAAAGCAGCAACTACACGCGAAAGTTCACACTTTATCAGTTGGTAACTATTGGACTAAACTTTTGCGCTCATCCGAGGTTCAAAACTTTGACCACCCAAACGTGCAGGAATATATTATTTCCTATTTGGTTTCGGGTAAGGATTATAGCGTTTTAACAACACCAACAACAACCGCAACGGTCAATACTTTGAACACTAACAACGCTCCAATAATTGACAATGACGAAATAAGAACAGGCGTTTTACCCTCCGCAATTGTACTAACAACCGAAAGCGGTTATGTACTTGCATCCGAATTAGGTTATCAACTTGTAATCCAGCAATAAAATGGCAACAGAACAAAAAATATCAGAATTACCAGCAGCGGCAGCATTGGGCGGCACGGAGGTAATCGTAGTTAATCAGTCAGGCGTTACCGAACAAAGCACTATCAACGCGGTTAAAACTTATGTACTTGCAACAGGTGCAACAGGAACATTTACCACCGCTGATGTTCCCGCTAAAACCGTAACCGTTACCAATGGCCTTATCACCGCAATAGTGTAATCATGGCAAGGACAATCGCACAAATAGCGCAACAAATGTTAGACGCAAAGGCAGCCGATGCGAACCTTGCAGGACTAACATCGACCTCACAAACTGCAATATGGAGGTTATACATTTATATTGTTGCCGCCTGTATTAATGTTTACGAGCAATTACAGGACTTGTTTCGTACTGAAATGGAGGCAACCGTTGCACTTTCTGCGCCTTCAACCCCGCAATGGTGGAAGGATAAAGTGGAAAGATTCCAATACGATGCAACCGTTGCACAAGTGGCAGAATTAAACCTAACTACTTTCGTTATCGAGTACCCAATTATTAACACTTCGTACCAAATCATTTCACGTTGCAGCATAACCACCGCACCAAGCAGAACCGTTAATGTAAAGGTTGCCACAGGAACACCGCCAGCGGCATTAGGCGTAAGCGAGGTTTCAGCATTGGAGGATTACATTTCAGCATGGATTCCTGCTGGTATAGCTTTTTCGGTCATTTCTGAAACAAGCGACAAAATGGAGGTTGCAGCAGAAATTTACTACAACGGACAATACACGCCTGTTATTCAAACCAATGTCGAAACGGCATTAGAGAATTACATGGCAAATCTTCCGTTTGATGGTACGATTTCAACACAGGGCGTAATAGATGCTATCCAAAGCGCGGAAGGTGTAACAGGGCTAAAATTAGAGCGTATTTTGGTCAGAAGAAACTCATTGTCTTACGGTACAGGAACAACGCTTTATAACCTTGCTACCTCTGTTGATGGGGTAACAGCCAATACTTACGCGGGTTATGTTGTAGAAGAAACGACTGCAACCCATACATTAGCAGACACCTTAACCTATGTTGTTGTGTAATGGCAATATTTGATTTCAATACAGACCTGTTTGCCGCAAACATGATGCCGCCACTAAAAAGGATAGGCCGATATTTGGCATGGGCAAAAGTGTTGTTAAAACCTTTACAATTCATTCGTGATGCCTTATTTGGCACTTATCGAGATGGAAACGCTGCTGCTAATTGGAGTAACGCAACTAATTATTCAGTAGGCAATCAAGTAAAGTACATTGACAAGGCAATCTATCAATGTTGGGTTACATCAACAGCAGGAATACTGCCAACCAATACAGATTATTGGGTAAAGGTTCAAGATAAATTCGTGGGCATTGTGCCGCGTTCAAAATACAATTCTCAAACACTGCTTTTAGAATGGGTATTGAACGAGTGGTTTGGTACAACCTTTGTAAATTCTGTTGGTAGTAGTGATATTTATATTTCGAGCGTATCAAACACTAATCAAGATTTTATCGTTGGCGTAACAGAATCACAAAGCAGTAGCGCGGTATATCAAAACGGGGATGCCGATTCTTTCGTTCAGGCGCAAAATCCAACATTTTCAGGACAATTAAATTTCAGAATATTTATTCCTGTTGCGGTTTGGACTGCTTTAGCATCAACCAACGATGACAGGGATAATACCGTGAGGGCCATTGCAGACCTTTATGTTTTGGCTGGCATCCAATACACAATCGTAACATACTAATCAAACACAATGAAAAAACTAATCACATCATTCATCAACGCGGGAGCAGCGCAGCCAATTAAACAAGGAACGCTTAATCATTTGCAAGAGGCTCATGAAGAAACAGCCGAATGGACAAATAACGCTTTTATATTTAAACGCGGACTGCTTGACACAAGTGGTTTTTATCGCGTTTGGGGTGTTTACTCTGTTGATGCAAGTGGAACATGGGCGATAGGCGCAGGCGCAATTTTTTACAATGGTGTTATGTATGAATGTGATGCTGCCCTTATTACCCCTGCACTCGGGCAAGTAGTAATAGGTACAATTACTACAACATTTGTAACAGCTACAAACGCTGACCCTGTGGAGTTTTCAGATGCTTCTTCTAACAATGTTCACGAGGTAAAAAAAATAGTATGGAGCGCAGGGGTAAGTGGTTCTGGTAGTTTGAATTTAACAAGTATAAAAAGCTACAACGAATTTACACCGCTCACTTATAGTGCAGGTTATTTAACAGCAAGTTCAGGAAATTTCACCGTTGCAAGTAGCGCAGATTTTAATGTAAGAATTAACGAATTAGGTCACAGATTAATAATTGATTTTCGCATTACAAATGCCACATTAACCGCGATAACATCAAATGTTAGGATAAGTATTAATTACCCAATAGGCCAACCATTTAGAGCAGAATATACAGGGCTTTGTGAATACGCTAATTCAAATAATACGACCGTTAAAGGAATAGCAAGAGTAACAGCAGCAGCGGGTGATTCAAAACTTTATATTCGACCAATTGTTGATGCCACGTTTGCAGTTATAACAGGCGGATTCGATGTTCGCGGTCAAATAATAGCAGAGTGGGGAGATAGTGCGAATTAATTAAAAAAACCTTTCTTTCCCTTGTCCTTGCCCGCTATAATACTCTGTTATTATTTTGCGGGCAAGTTTGGCTTCAGTGATGCCTGTTCTTTCTACCTCTTCAAAAAAATGCTTCTTTGAAGTGCCTGAAAGTTGCACCGTTACACGCGCAACAATTGCATCCTTTTTGTTGGTTTTCGCTGCCATAATAAAATATTTGTTACAAAAATAATCTATTTATGTTACAAAAAAACATGAAGCGTTTTTTTATTACAGAATTTTACAAACGTGAAAAAGCTACAATTCTCAAACGTTTCATCAGGTGTCGCCACAATGCTAATTTACAAGCATCTTGGCAATGATGATGATATGGGTTACGGTGTTGATGGAAATCAATTCGCTAATGAATTATTGTGGATTA